AGGCCCCTCGATGGGGTATTCTGGCCCCATGACCGCGCCGCACCCGCTCCTGAACGCCGCCGACGTAGCCGCCGAGCTACGCGCCGAGCTTGTGGAGCTTGAACATGAGGGCGCCGCGCTGGCAGAGGAGCAGGCCGCGCTCTGCGCCGAGCTGGTGAAGCTCGGGGCCGATGCCCGGGATCTCACCGTCGCCGCAGACATCGCGAAGGCGATCACCGCCGCCCTCCGCGCCGCGCTGGGGAACGTCAAGGATCGGGCCGTCGCCGTCGCAGCCCGTGCCCGCGAAGTGCGCGCCGAGCTTGGGCGGCATGAGGCCGGGGCCTATCTCACCGTGGGCGAGGGTGTGAGCCTGAGCGCCGCCACGCTTGACGCCGTGCTCCGGGGCGAGGCCCCCGCGACGGTCCAAGAACGCATCATGGCCGCCCGGGTGAGCGCCGCGACGACGACCCCGAAGACAGAGGGCGACCCCGCCGCCGCGCTCTTGGAGTGGACTGGTACGGTATGGGGTGAGGCCCCAGCATGAGCGCGAACCCCTCGCAGATCGTGATCCCGGGCCGGGGCAAGCTGATCACCCCCGACGAATGGCGCCGCCTGGGCCCGCGTGAGATCGGGCCCTTCCCTGGCCTGAGCGCCGCCGCCGCGTTCAGCCTGCGCCCTCTCTCAGAGTTCAAGGCGTCGCCGGGGATGCGGGCCTTCATCGCTGAGGAGCGGGTGGACCGGATCCTGCTCCGCGCCGGGAACCGTGTAGGCAAGACCAGGCACGCCGCCGCCCGCGTGGTGAGGTATGCCCTGACGCGCCCAAACTCTCGGATCCGCGCCGTCGGGGTGACATATAAGGCGTCGGTGGACGTGATCGGCAAGACGCTACACGAGCTGATCCCGCCCGGGGCCCTTCACCCTGACTCGGTGTTCAACGCCGTTACGGGGTGGCGTCACGACCTGATCCGCTTCAAGAACGGTTCAACGATCCAGATCCGCAGCTACGACCAAGACCCCCTCGCCCACGCGGGGATCCCGCTTCATCTTGCGTGGCTTGACGAGCCGCCCCCGCTGGCGATCTTTGATGAGAATCGGAGCCGCTTGTTTGACTACGGGGGCACCATGATCCTGAGCCTCACCCCGGTAGGCCGCCCCGTGCCCTGGCTTAGAAAGATGGTTGACGAGGGGGTCAAGGCCGGGACGTGGGCCGAGTTCGTTATCCCGTTCAGCGTGGCGTCGTGTCCCTGGTACACCGACGAAATGATCAAAGACCGGATCGCCGAATGCGCATCGATCCCGGCGACGTTCTCGCAGCGGATTGAGGGGGGCTGGGAGGGTATCACCGAAGACCGCACCTTTACCGGGTTCGATTCGGTCAAGGGGCTCAAGGGCCGCGACCGGGGCCGCAACATGGGCGCGCACGTTGTAGACGCCTTCCGCCTGGGCCTTGATCACGGGACGGGTGAGAATCGACAGGTAGCCCTCCTCTCCGGGGTGAAGTTCAAGAGCGGATCCCGCCGGGCCGGTAAGGTCCACGTTTACCGCGAGTTCAAGAGCGGGCGCGGTGTCATGGGCCCGCCGGAGATCGCCCAGGGGATCGTCAACATGATTGAAGACCTCGCCGCCGTCGCCGGTCTTGACCCTATGGCGATCGTCGGGAAGCTCAAGGCTTACGGCGACAGCAACGCCGAAGGCTTGGGTAAGACCGGACTCTACAACCGGCGGATTGAGGAGGCGCTGGCCGAGCTGGGCTACCCGATCCGCATCAACTCGCCGGTCAAGGTGGCCGGGGCCCGCTCTGAGTGCGAGGGCCTGATCAACGCCCTGGGCCTCGCCGGGGGCCTCACCGTTGACCCGACCTGCCTCCTGCTCGTGGACGCCTTGAATCACTACACCGGCGCCGAGCTTCTCAAGGACGCCGTTGACGCCCTGCGATATGGGCTCTACGATGTTCTGGCCTCGCCCGCGACGACGGGCCCTCAACTCATGCGCGGTTAGCCCGCCCCGGAGATCCTCATGCTCACCGTCAAGCCCGAACCCCAGCCCAGCGGCGACGACGCCGCCCGCGTGGCGATCACCGCGCGCCGCCGCCGCATCCTCTCCGCCGACTGGAAAGACGACGCGCGCAAGTACACCGCCGAGCACTACGCACGGGAGTACCTCGACTACTTGCCGCCGGTGACGATCGAGCGCAACCCGCTCAGGAATCTCACCGGGCAGCTTGCCACGCTCTACGACGTGGCGCCGACGGTGACGACGACCCCACCGACGGAGAGCACCGCGCATGTGGTGACGCCGAAGCTCAAGGCCCTCTGGCAGCAACTCTTGATCATGGTGATCGGCCTGAACGAATGCGCCGTCCGCATCGACCGGATCCCCGATGGACGGATCGCTTACCGAATGGTCACCCCCGACATGCTCCGCGACGTGGTGGAGGATGAGCACGAACCCGATCGCCCCGTGGCCCTGCGGGAGCTTCGCTGGCTTCGCCGCCGCGGGCGCGCGGGCTGGGCCTATGAAATGTTCGACGTGCGCGACCCCGACGCCCCGGTCTTCAAGGTGATTGAGGTGAACGGCGACGCCGAAGAAGACGCCACGGCGCTTTACTACCCGACGCTGGCGCCCGGTGACTACCCGTGGCGGGCCCTGCCCGTTGACGGTGAGGATCTGGGCCGCCCGATCCTGCCCTTCGTGCTCTATCACCTCCGGGTGAACGGCCAACTGTTCAACCCGCTTGACGGTGAGGAGCTGGTAGAGGGGACGTTGGGTATCGCCATGAAGGCGACGTGTGCCAACCAAGGCCAGCGGGATCTCGCTTTCCCGTTCAGGTTCACGATGAACGCCCGCTTAGCCGGGGCCCGCGCCGACAAAGACGTCGGGGGCCGCGTTGCCTTGTCCCCGTTGTCAATGGCCGAGTTTGAGGGGACGAACGGGCAGACAGGATCGGTGGAGCAGTTAGAAGTGGCCTTTGATGCGGTGAAGGCTTGCACCGCCCTCGACATGCAAGAGGCCGCCTTGTCGAGCTTCGCCGGGCTCACCCCCGCCGACATGAACCTTAGCGCCGCGTCGTCGGGGGCCGCCCGCGTGATCTCAAAAGAGGGTCTGCGCCGGGTGCGCCTCGCTCGTGAGCTATCGCAGCGCATGGGCGATCAAGAGCTTCTGAGCAAGGCCGCCGCGATCTACAACGCCGGGCAGGGGGTGCGCGTCTACCCGGAGAGCCCCGACGACTGGCAGATCGTCTACAACGAGCTTGCGCCGCTGGCGTAGGCCCTCGACTTGACGCGGCGCCACAACGCTGGTACGCTGAGCCCCTACCCTTCGGAGAGTGAACATGCCGCCCGACGCCGACCCGACCCCGACCCCGCCCGCGCCCGCTCCGGCCCCTGGGCCTGCTCCTGGCCCGGCGCCCGCCCCCGCGCCCGCGCCCGCCCCTGGGCCCGCTCCGGCCCCGACGCCCGGCGCCCCCGCCCCCGCGCCGACGGGCGACGACAAGAGCGAGATCGCCACGCTGCGCGAGATGAGCATCGCCAGCGACGCCCGCGCCGTGTTCGCCGAGCACAAGAGCGAGATCCCCGACCTGGAGGACGCCGACCTCCGCGCCGACATCCTCGCCAAGTTCAAGGCGTCGGGGTCGAAAGACTTCGCCGGGTGGTTCACCGCTCAGCGCGCCGCCGGTAAGGGCCTGTTCCGGTTCATGGTGGCGAAGCCCGCGCCCGATCCCAAGGCCCCGAAGCCCGCGCCCGCCACGAAGCCCGCGCCGCCGACTGGCAACCCCGGCGCCGCGACGACCCCGATCCCCGGCGCCGCCTACACCCCGGAGCAGATCCGAGAGCTTGGAAAAAACCCCGTAGAGTGGGCGAAGCAAAAAGGCTCCATTCTCGCCCAGATTCGCCGGGGCCGCTGACTCCAGACCGCAAACTCGACTCCCCCGGCGCACGTCCCTGAGAGATCAGGCGCCCCCAACGTCAGAACGCCCCCACGGGGCCGAGAGAAACCAACATGGCCAACGAGATCACCGTCGCCGCTATGCTGTCCGATGGCGCGCTCGCCGCGTACATGGTCACCAGCTACGAGGCGCGCAACGCTCACCCCAACGACATTCGCGCCGCGCTCACCTTGGCGCAAGACTGGACGCCCAACTCCGGCGCCGCCTCGCAGCGCACGGGCACCTTTGACGACGACTTCACCTTCACCGCCGCGACGTCTGAGGTGAGCGGGGGCGCGTCCAACGCGGATCCCGATTGGGGTTACTTCGCGCTCACCCCCGCGCGCTACCTCCTCAAGTTCACCCCCTCCGACCTCTCGGCGGGCACCCTCCCGAACGGGGCCGTGGAGCCCGATCTCTTCATCGGGATCATGGTCAAGCGCACGGGCAGCACGATCACCGATCTTGCCTGCGCCGCCGCCGTTGGGGCGACCGCCGAAGTGGGCGACGGGACCGGCCCGATGACCGTTGACCTGTTCCACGAGGCCATGACCGCCCTCGACAACGGGACGCCCGGTCCCTACAACATGATCCTCACCCCCAAGGCTTACGGGGAGTTCCAAGAGAGCCTGCGCGGGGAGATGGGATCGGCCACCTTCAACTTCGCCACGGAGGAGCAGCTTAGCGCCTCTTGGGGCTCTTACCGGGGCTCCTGGCGCGGCGTCGGCATCTACGTCTCCGACAAGGTGGACACCACCGACACCGGCAGCGTCGCCCAAAACTTCATGGTCGGGCACAACGGGATCCGCTACGTCGAAGCGCCCGTCGGCCCCTACATGAAGAACGCCGCCCTCGCCAACGCCGCCATGATCGACTTCGGAAACCTCGTGGTCGAGTTCGACCGCGACGCCGCCAACGGCGTCACCGCCATCATCGGCAACTACTACCCCGCCGTGTCTCTGGGCGAGGATTCCGCCGTGGTCCGCATTCAGACCGCGACGGGCGCTTGATCCTGAGCGGCTCTTAGGCCCCTATCCGCCGCCTTCACCGGGGGCGGATAGCAACGTAAGAGCAGCCCTTCACCTTCGGAGAGTTCAACGTGTCTCAATTTCAGCCCATCGTAGAGCGCCCGGCAAAGAGCATCAACGCGCTCCCCCTCACCGTTATCAAGGGCCTCAAAAAGCACCCGTTCGCGGTCATGTTCACCGGGCTCTGGAGCTACCTCCCGAAGCTGGACGGCTGGCGCCCCAAGATGCTCTGCCATCGCATCTTGCCCGCCCTCGACGGTGACAAAGAGGGTTCGCCCGGTCTCGCCATGCGGGACATGGCGTCAAGGAGCACGGCGCGGCGCGTGTTCCTGAACGGCGACCTAAGCCTGGGCCAATACGCCAACTTCTTGACCCGCTACCCCGTGCGCCTCAAGAGCGGCAAGGTGGGCGCGCACTACGCTCTCGCCTGCGAGACGTACCACGATGACCCCTTGGGCCGCATCGTCCGCAAGATCAACCAAGAATGGTTAGAGGGGCTCGCCCAGCACGTCGTCAAGGCTGGCCTCATCCTGCCCCCGCTCAAGTCTGACCTCGACATCGCCGTGTCCAGGGTGAGCGCCCAGATCGCCCGCATTGACGAGAGGATGACCGTGCGTGGCGCTCCCCGTGATGAGCTTGAGATCCGCCGTGCTCAACTCGTCACCCTCCGCGAGAAGATGACCGCCTCGTTTGAGAAGCAGTTCCCCGACGCGGACAAACTCTCCGACGACCTCCGCGAAGTTAGCTTCAACGCCGCCGCCGCCGCCGGGCAAGATTTCCCCGCCGGGGACGACGACGACGACAACTGATCCCCCCTCCCCTCAGAGTAACTCTGCGCAAAAAACGCCGGAGTTACTCGCCACCATCCCGCCGGAGCTTACCCCGTGGCCGTGATCAACCTCGCTCACCAGTCAACGCGCCACGGGCGCAGCACCTTCGCCGCGACCTCGCCGGGGGCCGTCGCCGTCGGTGACACCTTCAAGCTAAGCATCCCGACGATCCCCTATGGGACGGTCAAGATCCTCTCTCTGCGGGTGGCCGCGTCGGGTGGCACCACGACCCGCGTGGACCCCGCCGCGTACCTTGACGCCGCGCGCACCGCGACCGGGCAGACCTGGGCGGGTTCGTGGACGGTTGACGAGGACGCCGGGCCGGTCTTCGCCGCGTCGGGTGGCGACGCCCGGATCACCCTCGACAGCAACGGCGACGCCTGGATTGATCCGGGCCTCGATGCCAACGCGGGCGCGGTGACCGTTCAGATCGCCGTAGAGGTGAGCTGATGAGCGACCTATGGACCGCCGCCGATCAAGAGGCCCTCGTCTCCGAGGTGGGCAAGGTCTGCTCTGTCTTTGGCGCTGAGCTGGCAGCCTATGCCGCCATCCCGCGCCGCCGCTGGGATGACCCGCTGTGGTCTCAAGATGAGGTAGACGCCCGCGTCCGCCGCATCAATGAGGCCATCGCTACGGTACACAGCGCCGCCGCCCCTCTCCGCTCCCTCGGAGACAAGGTAGAGCGCCTGTTCAACGCAGGGGGCGACCAGCGCGCCAGCCTAAGCGCGCCCGTCGCCGTTGGGGTGTCTTGATGCCTGCTTCTCTCCAAAGCGCGGCACGATTGACGCCAGCGGCCTCTACGGCGCTCTATGCCTGGGCCACCGTCGCGGAGTTTGACTTCTCTCTTGAGCCCGATCAGACGATCAGCGCCGGGGCCCTCACGTTCACCGATCAGATCACCGGCGCCCCCGTGGCCTTCGCCGCCGCGAACGGCGCCGCCGTCGTGTCGGGTAAGCTCGTGCTCTCCCCCGCCGCCGGGTCTCAGATCTCTGTCACCAACGGGAGCACCGACACCGCGCCCCGCGTTGACGTGGCGCTGGCCTCTCTCTTCGCGG